GGGAGGGCTCTTGGTCTATGGGCTCAATTATCGTCTGAAAACGAATGTTATTGCAACCGAGCCGGTCCCTGAACCGGAACCGTAAAAAGGAGGATTTATGAAGAAACTCTACTATGAAGAAGGGCCGAAAATCATGGGCTGCGGCATTGCCGGGCAGTTCAAGATCGGCGTCCCGAAGGAGGTCCCCGACGACGTGGCGGCCGTCCTGCTCCGCAAGGGGAGGCTGAAGGAATACCAGGAAAATCAGCCGGAGACCGCATCCGGCCGAGGCAAGAAGGGAAAGGAGGAATAACCCATGTCTCAGCAATCAGGGGCCAACGCCGTATTGATCTTCGATACGGAAACGACCTACAAGACCACGCCGGTTTCGCCGGATGCCCATGTTTTGCCGTTCACGACCGAATCTTTACGGCTGAACCGGAATCTCATCTCGTCCGACACGATCCGTTCGAACCGCAATCCCCAGGCACCCGTCCGGGGCAATGTGGACGTTGCCGGCGACATCAACTTTGAGCTTTCTCCCCAGTACGGGAAGCTCTTTAAACACATTATCGGCGGATACGGCGTCGCAGGCGGTCCGGCTCCCTACACGCACACCTACAAGATCGGCACGCTGCCGGTCGGGATGTGCATCGAAAAGCAGTTCACGGACCTGGCCACCGACAAATACTTCCTCTACAACGGCTGCCGGGTGAATAGCTTCCGTCTGGCGGCCAAACCGGAAGGGATGATCGACTGCTCCGTCTCCATCCTGGGGGCAAAAGAAACCATCGGCTCCTCCACCTTCGACGCCACGGCGACCGACAACGGCCATACGCCCTTCGACGGCTTCGAGGGATCAGTCAAACGCGGCGGCTCCTCCCTGGGCACCGTCACCGAGATCGACTTCACCCTGGAGAACAATTTGGACGGCAATACCTATGTCCTTGACGGCACCGGCCAGCGCTACAGCCTTCCCGAGGGCCGGGCGAAGGTGACCGGCAACTTGAAGATCCTCTTCGAGGACGACACGCTCTACGCCCTGGCGCTGGCCCACACCGAGACGACCCTGGAGATCCACTGCACGAAGGGCGCGGGCACGGGTGCTTCCGCCGGCAACGAGAAAATGAGCTTCTATTTCGACGAGGTGATCTTCAAGCCCCAGTCGCCGGTGATCCAGGGGCCCACGGGCCTGCTGGTGGAGCTGCCCTTCGAGGCCTACTACAACGACGATGCCGACGCCTCGGCCCTGAGGATGGTGCTGCTGAGCCCGATCGGGACGTTCTAAGGAGGGTTTATGGATTACAAAACATACGATATCAACGGGAAGATTTATGAGCATCGCCCCCAGGTATTGGGGCAGCTCAAGCAGCTTGAGAATCTTCTGAAAGGGACATCCATTCCCGCCGGCGCCGATGCGTGGGGCTTGCTTTCCGCCCTGGGCGAGAAAACGCCCCATGCTCTGGCGATCATCCTGACGGAAAAAGGAAAGTCTCCCGCTGAAAAAGATATCGACACCCTGGCGGAAGAGATGGCTTGGGGCATGGATATCGGCTGCGTCCTGGAGATCGTAACCGATTTTTTTTCTATCAACCCGCTTTCTTCCGTCTTCGAGAAGGTGGTGGGATTGCTGACGATGGTCACCGATCAAGTGCTGGCGATACGGACTGGCATACCGGCCTCTGCGTCCTCCTCGGAGGAGGTGATATAACCAAGAGGGACAGCATCTCCTGGAACGTCACATTGGCCGAGGCTGAGGAATGGGCGAAGGAGGTTATCCGGAACCGTTGGTGGTGGTTGGAGGCCCTATTCGGCAGGCGGACGGAGGCGGGATCCATTGCAGGCCTGACCCCAAAGACAGCGGCTGATGAATTTTGCGCAGCCTGTAAAGCGGCGAAAAAAAACAAGGATTGCGGAAGTTGCGACAAACGGATTTATGTCAGGGCAAAGGATTGACGGCCTTGTCCCAAGCGGCACGGGCCGCGTCCCAGAGTCGGGCCTGCTCGCGATCGATCCGCCGCTGCTCCCGGTGCCAGGCGATAAACCAGGCAATGATAAACAATAAGATAATTACTTCCATAAGAACAATCATAGGTGTTTGAAGTGGAAAGTCAAGGGAAAATACAGCTCATCATCGAGGCCCAGGATAAGGCGACAAAAGCACTGAACGAGCTGCAAAAGCAATTCGGTCTTCTAACGGATGCATTGCGGGCGACCCAGGCCGCCAGCGCCGCTACGGCGCAGGGGATGAGCTGGCTGACCAATTGCCACGCCAAATATGTCGCCGTGGCGGCAGCGGGTACGCAGATCATCGGTGCCGCCGCCGCCGCGTTCGCCAAACTGAATCAGTATATGGAACTCGGCGCCGAAGCCTTGAAGTCGGAGGAGGCCTTCGGGGCGATGGCGCAGTCCATCGGCGCCGATGCCGACAAGATGACGGAGGATATGAAAAAGGCCGCCGCGGGTTTCGTGGACGATTCCCATCTGATGCAGAAGGCTGCCTTTGCGATGGCCTCTGACATTGACCCCGACAAAATTCCCCAGGTCTTCGAGGCCGCCCGCTTGGCAGCCCGCCTGACAGGTCAGGATGTCACCACCTCCATCGACAGCATGATCCAGGCTATCTCCACGAACATGCCCCGGTCCCTCCGGCAAATGGGGATGATCTCCAAGGATCAGATGAATCTCCTCAATCAGGCCGCGGCAGCCGGGGTCACGGAGATCAACCTTCTGGATATTGTGATGGCCAATGCCACGATCCGGGCGGCGCAACTGGGAGAATCCCAAGATAATGCCGCCAAGCAGATCAAGAAATTCAAGGTGGAACTGGAAGAACTGAAGGAAACCCTGGGGAAGACCCTACTGATCGCCGCCCAAAAGGCCTTTGGGGCCTTCCAGTGGCTGGCCTCCGGGGTATTGGCGGCGACTGCGGCCATACCCAAGTTCATGGAGATGGTGAGCCGCTTATCCGCTTTCGTACAAGACAAGATCGGTAATAAGGATCGTGCAGCAGTTGCCCTCCGGGATGCAGCACAGATGCAGCAACTCTACGAGGACCTCCGTGGTGCTGCAGGCGAATTGGCCGCCAAAGGCGCCGCCAATATCTCCGGGACGGGGGCCGAGGGCATCAAGGGCCCCTCCGCCGCCGAGGCGGAAAAGGCCAAGGCAAATCTCGCCCGGCTGATGGAAGATCTGAAAAGGCGCATCGCCGCCTCCAAGGGAGGCGGCGAAACCGACAAACTCCGGGAGGAATGGGCGCGGATCGAACGGGAGCTGGAAGCGGATTTGGCCAAGGGAGGGCTGAACGAATATGAGAAGAAAATCATCGACATCGACAGGAAGATCGAGGACCTGAAGGTCAAGGCCGCCAAGCTACCGACGGAAGCGGAACGGGCGACGGCGGGGAAGGTGATCGCTTCCTGGGGTGCGGGCATGAAAGAACAGGTCGCCGCCGAACAGGCGCGGGAGGATACGCTGGCCGCCCGGGAAGAATACGAAAAAGGGTCCAAGGCGCTGGCCGCGGCCGACAAATGGGTGACGGAGGCCCAGGCGTCGGAATTGCAGAAACGTAAGGATCAGGTCGCCGAGGCCGCCGATGAGCAGCGGCGGTCATATCTGGAGGCTTACAATGTCGGGATTCTCGACCGGGAGGAATATGAGCAAAAACTAACGGCACTGACGCTGGCGGAAAAAGAGCAAATCACCAAGCTAAATATGGAATATGACAAGACCGTCCGGGAAGCGGAGATCAACACCCGCCTGGCCGCCCTCGATCTCCTGGAGAAGGAGGGGACGGCCCACCGGGCGACCCTCGCCGAACGTATCGAGTTGACCAGGGAATTGATCCGGTCCGAGGAAGAGCATCTGGCGACGATGGACAAAGACAAGGACGAGGCGGCCTGGTATGCCCAGAGCGACAAGATCAACGCCGCCCGGAAGTCCTACGCCGATCTCACCCGCGAGATGACTATGACGGACCCCTTCGGGGCGATGAAGCTGGCGATGACCGATCTGGGGAACAAATGGACCGATGTCGGACAGCAGATGTACGACGTCGCCCAAAGCACCGCCCAGGCCATGCAGCAGGCCTTCAGCGACTTCTTTTTCGACGCCTTTACGGGGAAGCTCAAGACCCTCGGAGATTATGTGACCTCCTTCTGCAATGCCGTCAGCCGGGCCGTGGCCAACGCCCTATCACAGCAAATGAGCGCGGGAATCTCCGGCGGTATCGGGCAATTGTTTTCCTTTCTATCGCCTACCCCCACCGCCGCCACGGACCTATCGGTGGCTCTGGCGGGGTATCATTCCGGAGGCATGGGCGGTGAGCCGACCTTCTTCCGCATCGTCCCCAACCTGGACATCCTGCCCCGGTATCATCGGGGCCTCGGCCCCGGCGAACGCCTGAGCGTCACCACCGACGCAGAATCGACCATGACCCCCGGCCAGCGCCGGGACTTCTTCCGCCTGGCCGCGGCATTCGGCGCCCGCGGCGCCCGCCCGAATGTGGAAGAAAAACACGTGCATGTCCATCTGACCGTCAACGCCCTGGATTCGCGCAGCGTCGCCCAGACCCTACAGCAGCACGCCGTACAGATAACCGGCATCGTCAATCAGGCCTTCAACAGACATGGACGAAGGGGGCCGAACGGATGAGCGGAACCTATCCCACCACACCCAGCTTCGCGTCAATGCGGTTCTTTTCTCATACGCCTACCCTGGTGTCGTGGTCCCATAGTCTGGTTCGCCAGGTGCGCAGCAAGGGAGCGCAGCGGTGGCAGATCGAGGCCGAATATCCCCCGAATCTCACCCGCGCCGAGTTGGCCCCCATTGTGGCGTTCCTGATGGCCCAGCGCGGACAATATGAGCCCTTCACGCTGATCCCGCCCGCCCTATGGTCCACGCCGCGGGGAGTCGCCGGCGGGACGCCTTTGGTCCATGCCGATACCCCCCCTGCCGGGCGCACCGTCGAAACCAAGGGATGGACACCCTCGCAAACGGGGATACTTTTGGCCGGGGATTTCATCAAATTTGCGGGGCACACCAAGGTCTATATGGTCACGGCGGATGCAAACAGCGATGGATCAGGATATGCCACCCTGTCCATCGAGCCGGCCCTATTGTCCATTCCCGCCGACGATGAGGCCATCGTCGTTTCTTCCGTTCCGTTCACCGTGGCCCTGGCGTCGGATACGTTCGATTTCGGCGTCCGAGGCCCGGATATCCACGATCTGAAGGTGCAATTCATGGAGGTATTCTGATGGCCGACAGGGATGCCACTGCCGCCGTCATCACCGAACTGGGCGCCGCCAAGAACCAACCGGTGCACCTCATCGAGGTGACCGTGGAAGACGCCGACGGCAACGCCATTGTGACCTACATGACCGACGCCTGGCGGGATATCTCCTGGGGCGGTCATGACTATCGTGCCCTCGGTCATTTCCTGGGATTCACGGATGTGGAGGAAACCGCCGACGTGCAGGTCAATTCCCTGACCCTGTCGCTTTCCGGAGTGGATCAGGCATGGATCAGCGCCTTTCTCTCTTATTACTATATCGACCGTCCCGTGAAGATCTACAAGGCATTACTCGATGCCACCACGATGGCCGTTATTTCCAGCCCGATCCTGATTTTCGAGGGGCGCATGGACGAGCCCGGCATCGAAGAAAACCCGGAAGACGGATCATGTGTCGTCACCGTCTCCGCCACCAATATCTGGGTGGATTTCGAGCGCAAGGCGGGGAGGCATACCAATCATGAGGAGCAGCAAATATTCTTTCCCGGCGATCTGGGCTTTCAGTATGCCAGCGAGGTGGTCAAAGACATCACCTGGGGGCGCAAGTAAATGGATATCGAGCGCGAACTCAGACTCATCGACTTCGTGAAGGCGAGCCGTGGCCGTCCCTTCGCCTGGGGGAGATGCGACTGTAACGTCTTCGCCCTGGAGGCGATGGACGCCGCTTACGGCACCGACCTCGCCGGGCTTATCCGGGGCAGATATGACTCTCTGCTGGGCGCATTTCTCTTTCGCCGCCGGGTGCCCGGCAGCCTGATCAATATCCTGAAAGCCGCGGGGTTCGTGGAAGGGAAAAGGGGTTTCGAACAGACCGGGGACCTCTTGATAGTGGAAGACTCGAAGTGGGAGATGGTACATATCTACTTGGGATCACAAGTAGTGTCCGCCTTTCCGGATGGAGGCGTCCAGACGTTCCCCATGCGTGATCTACGGGATAAGCCATACAGCGTTTGGAGGATGCCGCCATGCCGCCCGTAATCGTAGCCGTGGGGGCGATGGCGGCGGCTTACGGGGCTGCCGCCGCGGTAACCGGCGCAGTCATCGCGGGGGTCACGATCACCGCCGGGATGGGCGCCGTCATCGGCGGCGCCGTGGCGATGGGCGTGTCCATTCTCGGCAACATGGCCGTCAATGCCTTGGGCCTCGGCCCCCAGGCATCGACGCCGACCATGCCCGAGTTGGGCATGTCACCCTTCCAGAACGCCCGCAGTTATCTCCTGAACAAGCAGAGCAACAACGAGCGCATCCCCGTGATCTACGGTTCCCGCCGCGTCGGCGGAACGCTCGTCTTCGTCGAGACCACGGGGGATTCCAACGAATATCTTCATCTGGTGATCTCCCTCTGCGAAGGACCTATCTCGGCCATCAATACGGTATATCTGAACGACGTCGCATCTACGGACGGCAAGTTCTCCGGCCTGGTGGACATATACCGGCATCTCGGCGCCGACGATCAGCTCGCCGACAACCAGCTTATGGCCGCCACCCCCAAATGGACGGAGAATCACCGCCTACGGGGTGTCGCCTATCTCTATGTCCGTCTCAAATACGATCAGGATGCCTTCTCCGGCGGCCTGCCCACGATCACCGCCGATGTGGACGGGCGCACGGTATACGATCCCCGCGACGCGACGACGAAATTCAGCCGCAACCCGGCGCTGTGCATCCGCGATTATTTGACGGATACACGTTATGGCCGCGGCCTCGATGCGGCCTCGATTGACGATGCCGCCATTGCCGTCGCCGCCAATTATTGCGATGAAGAAGTGACGGTGGGGGGTGTCACCCAGCCCCGCTATACCTGCGACGGGATCGTGGAGGTGGACGATACGCCCCTGTCCATCGTGGGCAAACTGTTGACCTCCTGTCGGGGGTGGCTGATCTTCACCGCCGGCCTCTATAAATTGATCATCGACAAGCCGGAAACGGCGACAGGCTTCGCTTTTACGGAGGACAATATCACCGGGGCATGGAAGATCTTCGGGGGAAGCAAAAAAAACACCTTCAACCGCCTGCGGGTGAACTTCTTCAATCCCGACAAGTCTTGGCAGGCGGATATCACTTCCGTGGAATCAACGGCCCTGCGCGCCCTGGACAACGGCCTGGTCCTGGAAAAGACCATTGATCTTCCCTTTACCGCCAATATCAACACGGCCCGGCAGATAGCCACCATCGCCCTGAATCAGTCCCGGCAGCAACTGGCCTGTCAGTTCCGGGCCTTTATCGAGGGTCTGCGCTGCGAGGTCGGCGACGTGGTTACCATCACTCATTCCACCCCCGGTTGGACGGGCAAGGAGTTTCGGATCGTCAGGATGGCCCTTCGCAATGATGACGAAGTCGAGGTCACGGCCATTGAATACGACGCCACGGTTTATGATTTCGGAACAATATCCGCCGTGGACGCCATGCCCAACACCAATCTGCCCGACCTGACCGCCACGGCGGCCCCGGTCAACCTGCAAGTGACCGAGG